CAAGGTGACTGTGAACCTAAATCACTGCAAAAGGAACAGAGATGTACTCTGCAGAAAAAATAAAACTAGACGAAGATACTACTCGTAAACTTCCAGAACCAAAAGGTTATAAATTATTAATAGCGATACCTAAGTTAGAAGAAAAAACACAGGGCGGAGTTATTATTCCAGATCAACTGAAAGGCATGGAACAAACAGCATCAATTATAGGATTGGTTATAGCTTTGGGAGAAGCTGCATATAAAGACGCAGACAAATTTCCTGATGGACCATACTGTAAAGAAGGTGACTTTGTTGTGTTCAGATCCTACTCTGGAACAAGATTTAAACTTAGAGGCGAAGAATTTAGATTAATTAATGATGACACAGTTGAGGCTGTCGTTGATGATCCTAGAGAATATACGAGGGTATAATGGAAAATACAGCAGAAAAATTAGACCAAGAAGTTCAAGTGGACGACAATATAGAGCAAACAAAAGAACAACCTATATCATTAAATAATGATCCTGTTGAAGTTGAGGTCGTAGACGATACACCTGAGCAAGACAGAAACAGACCAAAAAGATCAGAAAATACAGAACCTAACATTCCTGATGATGACGAAATTGCCAGTTATAAAGGTGATGTTCAAAAAAGAATAAAACAGTTAAAGTACGAGTACCACGAAGAGAGAAGGCAGAAAGAAGAAGCCAAAAGAACAAGCGATGAAGCTATTGCACACGCACAAAGACTTGTAGAGGAAAATAAAAAGTTAAGAAAAACTTTAGATGATGGCGAAAATGTTTTAGTAGAGCAGGCAAAAGGCAAAGTGGAGGCAGAGCTTGCTAATGCAAGAAAAGAATACAAAGAGGCTTATGAAGCTGGTGATCCTGACAAATTAGTAGATGCTCAGGCAAAGTTAACTCAGGCACAAAATGAAAAATATAGAGTTGATAATTATAAGCCTCAGGTTAGAACCCAGCCGATTTCTGACATTCCTCCAGAGCAGAAGTCGGCTACCCCAAAAGTTAAAGAGCCAACTGGTAAAGATAAAGAATGGCTCGACAAGAATAGAGGCTGGTTCAACGTAGATGGATATGAAGAGATGACAGGATTTGCTCATGGACTTCATGCAAAGCTAGTAAAAGCTGGTGTAAATCCTTTATTAGAACCAGATGAGTATTATCAAAGAGTGGACAAGTCAATGCGCAAAGCATTTCCTGAACACTTCAAAGTAGAAGATAATGAAGACAAGCAGGTTGTTGAGACAGAAGAGGTAGAAGCACCTCAGCGGTCTGTTGGTTCCGTGGTTGCCCCGGTTAATCGAAGTGCAAAAAAGCCACGCAAGGTGCAATTAACCTCTACCCAAATCGGTCTCGCAAAGCGACTTGGGCTTACCCCTGAACAATATGCGCAACAATTATTAAAGGAATCATTAAATGGCTAATAGAGATTCACGCACAGAAGATACAAGAGAAAAATCAGAACGTAAGGTTACATGGCAGAGGCCGTCAGCTTTACCTGATCCAACGCCTCAAGAGGGTGTAGAGTTCCGATGGATTCGTACATCTGCCCTTGGACAGTCTGATATGACAAATGTTTCGTCAAAATTTCGTGAAGGTTGGGAGCCAGTTAAGTTAGAAGATCATCCTGAGTTGAAGATTATGTCTGACGTAGATTCCAAATTCAAAGGTAATGTAGAGGTTGGAGGATTGTTACTTTGCAAGAACTCAACAGAAAACATGGATGCCCGAAGAGAACATCAACAAGATACTGCTAAATCTCAAATGCAGGCTGTTGATAATAGTTTTATGAAGGAATCCGACCCCCGTATGCCAGTTCTCAAACCAGAGAAAAGCACACGCACTTCGTAATAATATTAACAAATTAACCGATGAGGTATAAAAATGAGCAGCATAGCAGCACCATTTGGATTAAACCCTATCGGCAGACATGACACAGGTTCTTTAGAGGTATTTAGACAATATCCTATTAAATCTGGTGAAAGTACAGCTATAACAAAAGGCGATATTGTGCAATTAGTAAACGCCAGTAATGCAACAACGATTGCAAGACAAGATGGCGATGGCACAAGTGCTTTAGATATAGCGGGTATTTTTATGGGTTGCCGATTTACAGATCCAAATACAAAGCAGTTGACTTTTAGTCAAGTGTTTCCAGCAGGAACCGTAGCATCTGATGCAATGGCATTTGTAGTAGATGATCCAAACGTATTGTTTACAATACAAGCAGATGGATCTTTTACTAACGAAAGAGATATTTATGGTAAAAACTGCACCCTAATAACTACAGCAGGCAATACTACGTTGGGTATATCAAGGACAGCACTTGATGCTTCTGAGATTGCGACAACTAGCACTGACCCAATTAAAATAATTGACTATCTAGGCGGTGATCTAGGCGATGAAAAAGGAAGTAACTTTCCAATATTGGTTTGTAAATTCAATTATCATCAACTTACAGCAGCCGCTGGCGCAGCTTAAGGAGGTTGTAATATGGCTATTTCAAGAGCGCAACTCCTTAAGGAGTTATTACCGGGTCTAAACGCATTGTTTGGATTAGAGTATGAGAAGTATGAAGATGAACATACTGAAATTTATGAAGTAGAGAACTCAGAGCGTAGCTTTGAAGAAGAAGTAAAGTTATCTGGTTTTGGGGCAGCCCCAGTAAAGCCAGAAGGCTCTGCTATTTCTTATGATTCTGCACAAGAGTCATTTACTTC